GAGGGTAAGGCGTATAGACAACCAAGAGTATGAACTAACCCTTAAAAATACAGCGCCCGTAAAACAAAGGGAAATAGAATTTAAGTTAACTCCGGGTGAATTTAAAGAGTTGTGGAGGTTAACTAAAGGTGCTAGGGTATATAAGAAAAGAGCTGATATTAAAAGGGATAAGTTTATGGTAACTTATGACGCTTTCATAGATAGGTTACTACTAATCGCTGAGATAGAAGTAGGTAGGGTGAGTAATTTAAAGCTTTTACCCAAAATAGGTTTAGATGTAACTGGTAAAGAAGAATGGTCTAACAAAAATTTAGCAAAATGAAAATAGCTTTCACAGGTTCTAGCGGAGCTGGTAAAACTACGCTAGTAAAGTATGTATCAGCACAATGGGGGTTACCCCATATCTCGGGATCTTCCGGGGATATTTTAACTGCAGAAGACAAGGAAATTTTGGGGATGCACAACTTCCCAGGTGGAGGTCATGCAGCTGTGATAAAGTATTCTGCTTTAAATGCCGAATATGGTGTAATAAACCAAAATCTATTACTCCAACGTAGGACAGAATTGATCGAAAACAATCATACATTTGTGACTGATCGAAGCCCCTTGGATAATCTAGTTTATTTTATAAATCAGGTGGGTTTCCACCCTTCAGTAAGTGATCAGACAATAGAAGCTTTTGCTCAAAAAGCTTTAGCTGCTTGGAACAAATTACATGGGGTGATTTATGTTAAACCCGTACAACCAGGAGAAGTAGAAAAAAATCACAGCAGGGTAGCTAACAAGTTTTATCAGCGTTCCATTGATGCGCAATTCCAGTATTGGTTGGATAATTTCTTTGGGAAAGATGGTCCTCGTGTATTAGTTATAGATTGGTGGAATTTACGCGAACGTAAACAGGCTGTAGATGAGCTGTTAAGTACTCTAAAAATTTTACATGGCTAGTAGATTATGGGTGCAGAGATAAGGGTTAAGTATGACCCCAAAGAATTATCCCATAGGTATCTAAAGGATTTAATAGCTAAAGGTTCTATGGTATCAGTTAGTTTTCGTGGGGGTTATTTCTATAAAGTAATCACAGAGAGTGAATTGAAAAGAGCTGAGCAAAGGGGTTATTTTTACTTAGCTGAGTTATCAGCTAAAGCAGACCTATACAGAAAATTATGAGCAAACTACAAAAATTATACGAGATAGCTAAGCATTCTAAGGAAATGCAGATTGCTATAAAGTATGGCGATGAAGTTGTTAAATTTAATTTACACAAAGAACTAATAACTTCAGAGCAAGCTTTGAGTTTGGATATAAAAAGGCAACCTACTGTATATGCTTTTTTGGGCTTAGTAGAAGTATCTTTAAGGAATAAATTAAGCGAAATAGAAGCTAGAGCTAATAGGGTTTATTCTGAAGCTTATTTAGCTCATAAGAAAAAACTCAGCGTTATAACTAATAAGCCCTATTCAGATGATGTAGCTAGGCATTCAGCTTCAGTTAATCCTAAGTACTTAAAATTATTAGCTGTGCGTAGAAAGCTTGAAAAGGATCATGGTACAGTAAAAGTGTGTTTAAAAGCTTTTGAGCAACGCAAAGATTTAATTCAAACAGCTTCTGCAAATCGCCGAAAAGAATTAAGCTAGCTGTGTAAACTTTTATAAAATACAAATAAATACATTATGGAAAAATCATCATCTAAGACAAAGCCTAAAAACAAATCTTTAAAAGAAAGGCTAAGAGAAAGGCGAAAAGCCTTAGCTAAGGGCGAAGGAAATTCTGCATTCTTTTTCCCTAAGGAGGGTACAACTAGGTACCGTATTCTTCCCGTGGATAGCGAACAAGATTTTGCTATTGAGTTAGTCCATTTTTACTTGGGTCCTGAAATTAAGGGCGTAATTTCTCCGGCTACTTTTGGAGAACCCTGTGCTATAATGGATGCTTACAATAAATTAAAAAATTCTAAGCACGAAGATGATAGGGAAAAAGCTAGAGATTTAAAGCCTAAGAAAAAAATAGCTTTACCTGCTATACGGTATATAGATGAGCGGGGAAAACAAGTGGATAAAGAAGCTGGAGTAAGACTTTTGCTAATCGGTACCAAAGTATATGCTGAGTTACTCGATCTTTACCTGGACGATGAAGCGGGGGATTTTACTGATCCAGTAAGCGGTTACGATATTAAGATTAAACGCAGTGGTTCTGGTATGACTGACACTGAGTATAAAGTAATACCCTGTAAACCCACTCCTTTAGCTAAGGAGTATGCTAAACAGCATTACGATCCAGAAGCTATGCTTAGAGAGGTTATGACTTCTTACGAAGAAACAGTTGATAAGATAGAAGAATTTCTAGGGGGATCGCTGGAAGATACTAAAGTAACTAAAAAGAAAAAGAAGAAAAAAGTTTCATGAGCCGTAAAAGTAGAGTATTAAAAATACTGTCCCCCGCGAAAATAGCTAAAAAATACCCTACTTCTGGCTTAGCTAGTGATATTGCTGTAGAAGCAGAATCGTGTTTAAGAATACCTACTCGTATAATAGCACTTAACTACCAACTAAATGGGGGTTTACCTTGGGGTAAAATACTTGAAGAATTTGGTGAAGAATCCACTGGTAAAAGTTTACTAGCCGCAGATTTTGGGTATTGCACTATAGCTTTAGGTGGCGAAGTTATTTGGGCTGATGCTGAAAATTCTTTTGAAGCTAGCTGGGCTATTAAGAATGGTTTAGATCTGAGTAAAATACACCTGCTAACTCAAGAAAACTCAATTGAAGTTATATCCGATTGGGTGGCTGACACAGCTGTTTCAATACGCAGTAGATTAGTTAAAAATGAACCAATACTTTTCGTATTAGATTCTACTGCGGCTATTGAGACCATCGATAACATAGGCGCTTCACAAGTAGATATGAAAGCGCAGATGGGTAATCGAGCTAAAAAGATTTATGAATTTTTCAGAATGCGTAGTACTATGTTTAATCACCTGGGCGTAAGTTGCATATTTATCAATCAGCTAAGGCGAAAGATAGGTGTTAGCCAATGGGAAGATCCAGATACTACGCCAGGGGGTGCAGCTGCAAGGTTTTACGCACACCAACGGTTAAAATTATCTAGGGGTAAACAGATAAAAGAAAAGATACGAGGAGTAGAAGTAAAAGTAGGTCAAAATGTATTTTTTAAAACTGCTAAAGATAAAACAGGACCTCCAAGATCAACCACTCAAGGTAGAGTGTATTTCTTAGAAAACAAAAATAGACCAGTAGGTTTTGATAGATATTTCATGTTACCCGAATTGCTGGTTATTAAAAATGTTCTAGATCGTAAGAAAGGTAATTCTAGGTATTACTTGGATGGTAAGATGTTGGCTAACGGGGAAGAAGCTATGCTTAAATTATTAGCAGAAGATGATAAATTACGCCAATTACTGATTAAAAAATCCCGTATAAATACGATTAGTAGGACTAGAGCTAAGTTAGCCAAAATTTCTGAAAATCTATACAGTATCAATAATTACGAAGAATCATGAACTCCAAAGAAATAAGACCTACTTACGCGACCCTAAGAAAAAATTTTACTGAGGCAGTTAGGAAAGTAATCCCTTCTGGTTTTACTCATTTAGTAATAACTTACGGGTGTAAAAATTGCTTACACGTAACAGTTTATCTTACAAAGTTTAAAGTAATATGTCTGTTATTTAGTTCTGCTAGGGCTAAGCAAAACGCATTCAATGCTATACTTAAAAGCTTAAGACAAGCAGCTCCACCATTTTATAGTGTTTACTTATACATTAGTTTTTAATGGCTAAAAAAATACTTTTAATAGATGGCTCTAATACCGCGTATAGAGCTTTTTATGCTTTTAACAAGCTTACTAATGAAGGTAAACCTGTATCTATAATTTATGGTATGCCCAATATAGTGGGTAATTTACTTAATAAGCTTGGGCCCGATAAAACTATTATAGTTTGGGATGGTAGGAAATCTCGCTTACGCATGAATTTATACCCCGGCTATAAGGCTAGTCGTAAAAAATTAGAACCCGAGGTAAGATTAAACATGATAGAACAATTAAATGTTGTAAGGCTATTTTTCAGGGCCTTGGGTATAAAACAGTATCATCATATAGAACTTGAAGCTGATGATCTGATTTTTTACTTAGCTCGTAAATTTTTGAAGAAAGGGTATAAAGTAACCATAGTATCCAACGATAAAGATTTTCATCAGCTATTGGGTCCAGGATTAAAAATTTATAACACATACCTGGAAAAATTAATACATACCGGGAACTTAAAAAAACTGTTTGGATATAGTCCTCAAAATGCCTTGGATTATTTATGTCTGGGTGGGGATAAAAGTGATAATATAGCTAAAGTTAGGGGGTTTGGGGAAAAAACTTTACAGGAATTTTTTAATAGGTATTCTAGTTTTGATGCTTTTTTGAAATCAGGGGAAACATTTAAGAAAGTAGATACTAAATTACTAGCAAATACCTATAGGTTAAATTTTAAGCTAATAAGTTTAAATTACCATTATAGGAAAGAACTAAAGCCGCGTCTGGCCCAAAAAACCCTACAATTAAAACCCCTGTTTAAAGTGGCTATAAATAAGAAAGAGTTAGCTAAGCTATGTAAAATATACGGAATCCGTACATTTATGACATCTAAGTTTTTAGCTCCTTATTATCGTAATGCTACGTAAAGCTATTTTTAGCCAGGATGGTAAGCATCGACTACTGTTAATCCGCAAGTGGAAAAGTAAAGGTAAAGTAGGGTGTTGGATTATGCTTAACCCATCTAAAGCAGATAATGTAAGAGATGATAATACTGTAAGGTGGTTAATTAAATTCAGTAAAGCACATGGCTATCGTAAATTCTATGTGCTGAATCTCTTCACGTATATTACGTCTGAACCCAAAGTGTTGGAAGTATTAAAAGAAGCTAAAGCTAATAAAGCTTTAAACTATAAATTAATTTCGAAATACGCTCTAAAAGCTGATGTAGTTATATGTGGCTGGGGTACTTGGGGATTTATTGATCGCCAAGGAAATACTGTTAAAAATTTACTTAAGAGTATGAAAATTAAAGCTTACTGTTTGGGTTTAAGTGAGGGTGGCCATCCTTTTCACCCTATGTTTGTTGCCCGTAAAGGTGATAGTTTTATAAACCAAATAAAATTACAACGGTATGTGTAAATCTAAAGTTTTAGCTATAGCTATAGCAGATTTACATTTGCATGACTGGGTTGATTTTTCAGTAGATCACTCTAGATTAAAGCAAATAGCTAAATTAGTTAAAA